GATGGTGCATCGCTTGATATTGAAGGCAATGCGGATATCAATGGTACTACTAACTTAGACGTAGTAGATATTGATGGAGCTGTTGACATGGCTACTACTTTAACACTTGGTGGTAATGCTGACTTTAATGGTGATCTAGATGTTGATGGTACCACTAATTTAGATGTAGTTGATATAGACGGTGCAGTAGATATGGCTAGTACATTAACTGTTGCTCAAGCTATTAATGGTGCATTAAAAAGATGGACTGTTAAAACTTCTGCATATACAGCAGTAGCTGGTGATAGACTATTAGCTGACACTGCAACAACAGCTGCATTTACAATTACATTACCTTCAGCACCTGCTGTTGGAGATGAGATACATATACTAGATAGTGCTGCAAACTTTGACTGCTAACTTAACAGTAGCTAGAAATGGTAAGAAGATACAAGGAGCAACTGCTGATTTAACTATTACTACAGAGAATACAGGTATTGGACTTGTGTTTATGTCTGATACTTATGGTTGGAGAATACTAGTAGATGCTTATGGTGTAGATCCAACGGAGCTGTAACATGGCTGATATATACAATCCTAATCAAGATATCCATGTAGATAAAGCTACAAGTAAATTAGTAGTAAAACATTCACAAGATATATCTCCTATATTACAAGATAATAAAATAGCTCGTAATCATAGAGCTGCAGAACAAAAAGGTGAGTTCCAACGTATAGCTCAAATACCTTTGATAGCTTTACAAATTAAATGTAAAGAATTGTTTGGACACTCTAATTGGTGGCAAGTAGAAAAAGATGATCAACGTTCTATAATTAAAAGAATGATTAACAGTAACGAGTTTGAAAACTTTAGAGTAGGAGATAAGAAACTATAATGGCTTTAGATAATTATGCAAATTTACAAACTTCTATTGCTAATTGGTTAGCTAGAGATGATTTAACTAGTGAGATACCAGATTTTATATCTTTATGTGAAGCAGAGTTTAATAGAGAGCTGCGTATAAGATCTATGGAAACTACTGAAACTGTTAGTATAGATGCTGAACAAGAAGCATTACCTACAGGATTTTTAGGAGTAAGAAGTTTCTTTTTAAATAATAATGGTAAAACTAAACTTACCTATAGTACACCGTACAACCAGTTTGATATGAGAGGTTCTACTAGAACAGGTACGCCACAAGCTTATAGCATTGAAGGTACCAACTTTCGTTTCAGCCCTACCCCTGATACAACTTACACAGCAAACCTTGTGTACTACAAGGCATTTGACTCCCTGTCAGCTAGTACCACAACTAACTTCATACTCACCAATCATCCTGCTGTATATTTATATGGTAGTCTTTATCATGCGAGTAATTTTATTAGGGGTATTGCACCAGATACTGTTGCACAATGGCAACAACTATTTGTTACTGGTATAAACCAAATTAGAGAAATGGATGAGAAAGAAAAACATAATGGCTCACCATTAATACAAAGATCAGGTATTAATATTAACAACTTTGATAACGTATAATGCAATTACCTTTTGGCGAATGGCTGCCAGATCTGCCAGACCATGTCAATCCAGGAGCTACCCAAGCTAGGAATGTATTTCCTGCTGTTAACAGTTATAGACCATTTAATGATATAGCTGCTACTTCTAGCAATGGAACTGATGCAAGATGTCAAGGTGGTAAAGCGTTTAAGTCTGATAGTGGTATTGTATCTATATTTGCAGGTGATGCTACTAAGTTATACAAACTAACTAACAATGCTTTTGTAGATGAAAGTGGAGGAACTACCTTTAGTTTTTCTGCAGAATCTTATTGGGATTTTATTAGATTTGGTGAAGTAGTTATTGCTTTTAATGGTGACGATGCAACTCAAGCATGGACACTAGATAGCTCTACAGACTTTGCAGCACTTGCTGGATCACCTCCAGTATTTAGACATGCTGCTGTTATTGGTAATTTTATAGTTACAGGATTTCAACCTTCATTACAGAACAAAGTACAATGGTCTAGTTTTAATAGTGCAACCTCATGGACAGTAGGAACTAATCAATCTGATTCTGAAACACTTCCAGAAGGTGGTGTTATTACAGGTATTACTGGTGGACAATACGGTTTAATCTTTCAAGAAGATCGTATTACCCGTATGGATTATAGAGGTGGTAATGTTGTATTTCAATTTAGAAGAATAGAAGATAACAGAGGAGCTGTACAAGGTAAAAACGTAATACAAGTAGGTAACTTAGTTTACTTCTTAGCTGAAGATGGTTTTTATGTTACTGATGGTAATTCATCAAGACCTATAGGTGCAAATAAAGTAGATCGTTTCTTTTATAATGATCTTAAGTTTACTTTTAGAGAACGAGTTAGAGCATCCTACGATCATGAAAACAAATTAGTTATGTGGTCATATCCATCTGCAACTGGTAACAATGCAGGTACACAAAATGATAAAATTATTATCTATCATATTGCTAGTGAACGATGGTCTATAGTAGAATTAGATCATGAAATTATTATTGATTACTTATCACCTGGATTTACACTAGAAGAACTAGACGATTATCCAGCATCAGGTACAGATGATTTAGATGCTATTACAGTATCACTTGATAGCCCTGTATTTATTGGTGGTCTAAGATCTTTAGGTGCTTTTAATACTAGTCATAAATTAGGATCATTTGGTGGCGCTACATTAGCTGCTGAAATAGGTACTGGAGAAACAGAAATATTTCCAACTAGTAGATCATTAATAAGCAATGTTAGACCTATTGTAGACACAAGTGCTGCTATAGGAACATTAAGCCATCGTAATAGAGTTGCTGACTCTTTTAGTACGACAGGTACATCAACTATGCACAGTACTGGTAATATACCATTGCGTAAATCAGCAAGATATTTTAAATTTAATTTAACAATACCAGCAGGTACAACTTGGTCAGATGCACAAGGTATTGACATTGAAGCAACTAATGAAGGATATAGATAATGGTACTTTTAACCAACCCACAAACAGCAGACTTACAACAACGTATACAAAATTCTAGTTTTGGTAGTCCAGATTATTTACAAGGCTTCACAGGAACAATGCCTGGATATCAACAAAATCTTTTAGCTAACAATTTTCAACCTGGTTTAATTACACGTGATTTTAGTGGTGCAGGTACATCTCTTGATGGATCTGGAGTTCCTAATTACTTAAGTTATACACCAGGAGTGCCGCCACAAGCTGTAAATAATAGTACCTTTTTACCAATAAACAATATGGTTAATGCAGCTATAAGACAAGGTGGAGGTGGTGGTGGAGGTGATTTAAGATTTGGTAAACCAATACCTGATCCAACAGATAATCCTAATTTACTTGGTGCATATATTGGTTATTACAATCCAGATTATGAAGCAAGTCCTTATGGAGAAGATGCAAATGTATTAGGAGATTTTATAGAAGCTATACAAAGAAAAAAAGTTTCAACTGTTGCTAAAATAAAAGAGATAGCTGGAGGAGGATATAGTCCGCCAGAAGGTACAACAGGCGCAGGTGGAACTGTTGGTGGAGGTTCTCAACCACAAGGTCCATACGGTGCTAATGCAGAAAGAGTAGAACGAGAAAGAGTTGCAGCAGCAGCATCAGCAGCAGAATCACAAAGTGGTGGTTATTCACCAAATGAAGGTACAACTGGAACAGGTGGTGGTATGAATCCAAATCAAGGACCACAAAGTGGCGGCAACAATAGTGGAGGCAACAGTCAAGGATCAGCAGATGGTCAAGGTGGAGTAAACTCACGTCAAGGACCTGGTTCTCGTGATGGAGGCTGGTAATGTCTAGTAAATTAAACTTAACATATATTTACAATTATCCTGCTGCTAGTTTAGAAGGTGCTTTATTAGCACAATACGAATTTCAATTGGTAACAGAAGATGTTGTTAACCAACTTATTACATATCACAATGTAGAAAATCAGGAAGTAGCTGCATGGTTTCTAACATAGATCAATGCAGAAATTGTTTTCATAGCTGTCATTGTGGAAACAATGGCGTATGTGTTTCTTGCAAATGTGCAAATTGTGAGCATAATGCATTAGATGAATTTTATAAAAATCTTAATGATGGATTTAATGAAACAGCAAATAAAGAACCATATAAAACATTTAATAGTGATGAAGGCATTGAATAATGGCTCATGTATATAAAAATTCTAAAGTAGACTTAACTACAACTAATGCTACAGCATTAATTACTGTTGCTAGTGGATCTACTATTATTATAAAATCTATTATTATTTGCGAAGATAGTAACAATGACGATAGTATTTCACTTACCATAGTAAATGGAGATGATACATTTCAGTTTTTAAAAGATGCTTTTGTTGGAGCCAAATCTACTATACAAGGTATGGGTGGA